TAAATCATACAGAGGAATATTATGTGATAAAGGCCCTAAACCTATATCAGCCGAAAAATGTAAATTATGCCCCTCTGGGTGTTCTAGAGTCAGAGTAGATACTACATGTTGATAAAACCAATCAGGAAGGCCACTACGAATCAAAATATCTGCATCTACTAATGAAATCCTGCTTTCAACAACACCTCCAACCAGATAAACAAATGGTCGGCTAATCCAATATAAAGGAGGAAAAGCTGAATCAGTATAAGACAATATCAATGAATCAACTACTCTATGATTAACCAAATCAAGATCAAAAACACTATCAGGATCTTCTGGCAGATCGGGCAACTCAGAACCTGTTGTTCTCCGAAGCAACTTGACTAAAATCGCAACACGCAAAGAGCCCATAATTCCTTTTACAATATAAATAGATCCTTTCTTAAAAGTAACCGCACCTGAAACAAGAGTAATCTTATCAGGAAAACCTTGAAGGACCTTCTCTAGAGAAATAAACTCAGGATCCTCATCTACCATCATAGAAAAGCTTTTAAACTGAGATACCCAATCAGCATCCAATTCATCCCAAATAGGATGATGGCCCATTTTATTAGTAACAATGTCATGAGTATTAATCAACTGTTCCTCAGGTTTCGTCAAACCCATCCTCATTTTAACCGCAATCCAAATGTCATGCAATGAAGCATGCCACCCCACATTTGTATTAGGAATACTCTGGCCCAATATTGCTTCAGCATTAGAGTAATCAGAATACATTGAACTTTCAATTTTAGGATATGCTAAATCAATTCTATCAATACCCTCACCAGGAGAATGATGCAGCCCCCTTCTAATGAATTCCAAGTATACTTTTTGATGGGCTCTTAACAAATCCTGACGAGCATTAACATCCTCTTTTGGCGCATTCATAAACCATTGATGTAAACGGAGGTGCCCTTCCAGAAGTTCTTTATCACTAACCTTACCTAAGGCTGCATTCAAAAGATCATCTAAAGTCATCTTTATATTAATCTCCTATATCACCAGGGTCCTGCTGAGTCCCTTCAGCAGCGCTGCCTGCGTCTGCTCCTGTACTAGAATCTCCTCCCTCACTAGCAGCAGCCCTTTTTCTTCTCTCCGCATCTACTTCACTCTTATATTTGTCACCTATTTTATCATCTGGAGTTAAACCTAACAAATTTCGAGCTTCATCCAAAGTCATAAGATCTAGCGTATATAATCTAGCCACCACTCGAGAATTCGCACTAAGCTTCACAATATTTATGGGTGCAACCGAAGTGTCAAAGACGGCTTCACGATCACGATCAAATCGATTCATTATATCTTTGTCAACAGTCATTGCAATTTTACGTAAACGAGGTGCAATGATCGAATCAAAGAACATCGACTGAGCTACTCGAGCGGAGGCATAATTTGCAACTCCCGGAATCCCTAACAACGTAGGAGGAACTCCTGACGACACTGTAATTTCATCGCGAACCTTATCCTCGATGGCAGAATAATCTAACTCGGACATTATTGTGCCAGCTTTTTCAAAAGACATCCCATCTTCGAGAATTGCAACAGAAAATTTATTCGCAGCGCCTTGATGCCGCTCCAGCCACCGTTTACGTAAACGTTCATAAGTAGGATCAGAAAGAATACGGTCTGTCTTCAAAACAACACTAGGGGTAGCATCATTATCAAAGAATTTTTCACCATATGTTTTCAGTTTGTCTTCTAATCTGGCTTGACGCATCATCACCATTACTGGAGCCCAGCCCCAAAATTCACTCTGAGGATCAACATACTTAAAGTGTATAATCTCATTGGGCGCAAAGTGAGTATCTTTCCCATTTACCGAATAAACATATTCCTTGACAAGATTGCGTGCATCAGGTATAATCGTCATCGAGGTAGGATCAAGAGGATAAATCGCGAGAAGTTTATTTCCCTGGACTACCATTTCCCAAAATGCATTCCCTACAATCTCTAAATGTAAAAAAAGACGCTCCATCAATTCCATCTGAGTCATAAATGGATTAGGATACTTTAAAACTATTCCTACTTCAGTAGTCTCAGTAGGAGAAATAATACGTTTAGTTGATCGATCACGAACACGTAAAGGCACAGCAACACAAGACTGCACAATCATGTTAACAGAAGAAAAGATCCAGGAATTTCTCTTATACAAAGTAAAAAGATTGGGGAATTGAGCCGGTGAAGGATAATCAGACAAAGTTTCCTTGATGATTTTACTTTGTGGAATCTGTTCAGGAGTACGTCGTGGAAAGAATTTTACTTCAACTAGCTTACCAAGAGTACTCTGCCAAACCTTCGTAACAGTATTCGACATTACAAGCGCTCCAAATTTATTTCAGGCTTCTGAGGGGTTTGAGCGAAATACATGGAGAGAAATTGATCAATCGCTTCCGCCCCTGCGACTTTTATAAGACGGTTACCAGCTTCGATGATAACCATCACAATACCATGCTCCTCTAATAAATTGAACGCTCTATGCTTCTTCGCAACCTGTATACAAGTCTTATGTTCCTTCTTGTTTAAACCTAATACGTAAAGAGTAGAATCTACAGGCAAAACTAAGTTTTTCACATCACCAAGATGTTTCTCATCAGTAAAGATACACATTGTGACAGACTTCATAAATGACTCCTTACATGAATCTTATATTAGGCTCACGATAAGAAGCTCTTAACGAGTAAAACTCAGAATCAATAGCGTCTCCTGTAGTCTCTGGAAATATATACATTTCTTCTAATAGAGGTTGACACATTCCCTCCACAAAAAACAAAGATCCAGAACCAATGAGGTTTAATACATAATCAAATCGGGCTTCTTTAGACTCAAAACTCTTAACGGGTTTAACTGAATATGGAAAATCATCCTCGGCTAAATATTCTAAAAAATCCGACTGCTGTGAATGAGCTTCAACCGCAACAAGCAACGGATTATATCTATTATGCATAGTTTTAACCCACTCTTTCTTGTCATTGAGAGTGGGGTGTTTGATCTTAATGACCTCAAGAGTAATAAACTTACCTGTCTCCATATGCTTTCCAGTAGCACTTATACTGAAGGAAGCTTTTTTCGCATCAGGTAATGTACCGCTTCCTCTAGAGGCTAAGTCGACACCTAACACAATATCAACCACCTTATCTTTTATTGACATGGGTACTATTGAGTCTCGGAGTTTAGCTATATACTGTTTATTTTGTTCGGCTAATACAATGCCTGCTGCGCATTGATACTGCAACTGAAAAACATCTTCACCATAATCTGATCTTATTTGAAGTAAATCCTCTTCCGGAAATCTCTCAGGCCAAAAAGACCTTGCAATATCCTGTGAAAGTAATTCCTCATCTAGGGCAGGAGTTCTTGAAATTTTCCACCCACCAGATGATTGAGCGATCTCATACAATTTTCCATACATATCATCCCAATGATATCGAGTACCAATAACGTGACCACGACCTCTCAACTTGTCTAATGCAGGGATAGCCGTTAAACGAAACCAATCCCATGTCTGTGTCCGTAAAGTGGCAGATTTCCTATGTCGTATTGTAACTAAATCGTCGAAGTAAGCCTCCTCAAAGTGAAAACCCGTAAAATCCGTTCCAACACCTAAAGCCCAAATAGTAGGTTCGGGATATATCGACTTACGAATAAATTCTAATGATTCACCCGACCAACGACGAATCTCTCTAGGATTAATTACATCACTAAAACAATACCTAACAACAGGACTACTTTGACATATACGCTGAATTCTTGAAACTTGACCCGCAGCTAACTTACTCGTTGCTGAAATAATAGCATAACGTTTCTCAGGGTTCTCTAAAGCATCATGAAGGACTCGGCCTACAGTATGAAAGGTCGAATTATGAGTTACAAATCCATTTGCAATATAATGTGAATTGGTGACATTACAATCAAAAAATGTAACAGGCCCATCTAGAAGAACTTCCTTTATCTCCTCAATACATGCAAAGCAGCAAAAATCCGAATTAACTTGAACAGGTGAAGGTGCAAAATCTGTCTG